ATATATATAAAACCAAAGTTTTCATCTTGTATAGGCAAAAAGCTTGCGTTGCTTGATAATCTTGTTTTTTGTATTGGTCTTTTTACACCTGAGTCATCTATGTAGTTTACAGAAATATAATTAACATAGTCTTGTGGTATTGGTATTGCGAGCGTAGCCGTATTTAAAGTTACTTCAATTGCTTTTTGACTTTTTAAAACGTCATAGTTTAATTCTTGCATACCTCTTTGCGCATGAAATATAATATCTGTTCTTGATACATTATCAATAATTTTACCATCACCAACATAACCAATAATAAAATTTTCAACTATGTTTTGAAAGCTTATGTATTGATATGTACCGAAGTTACCGCCTTCGTAATATGTTTCTTGCGTATCTTTAAGTAAAGCCATTAATTATTTTCTTGAGTAGTTTGTATTTGTTTTTCTTGTACTGCTTGTTGAACAATACGTATATCGTTTATAGTAATACCTGAGTATTGTAATATTCTAAGTATTAAATCTATTTCATCACTTGGGTGTAAAGTAAAATCTACACCGCTACCTGTGCTTGTATATACAGGTGTACCAAATTCACTTGTATTTGTAGTAAACGCATAGTAGGGGTCTTCAGGCACACTTATGTAATCTAATGTTACATTTCCTAAACTCCAAGAACCAGTACTTTGTGCAGGTTCTATAACTAAATCATTATCTCTAGTATAATATACAGGAAAAGTTTCTGTTGGAGCTGTAAGTGGTGAAGAAACTAAATATGTTAGTTTATGTTTGTCTATTTTTTCTATAGACTTTGTTCTATTAGATACAGTTAAATCTATTATTTTATAAATATCAGATGTACTAAATGCAGAATTAGTTGTACTAGATGTTGTTGTAGGCAAAGTAAATACACCTAAATCTGTAGCAATATCACCTTGTGAACTTGTATTAAAAGTTATTTGTGTACCTAAACCAGACGTATCACCTATACTGGTTGCATTTATAGCTAAATTTTCAGAAGCTGTATAGCCTGAACCAGGATTTGCTATAATAAAAGATATAATTGTTTTGTTTTCAACAATTACCGTACAAGTTGCATTTGACGTACCACCAGATATTTTTATTATTGGTACGTTTGTATATGTGCCGTCAACATAATTATCATTTTGTGTATTTGCAAAACTTCTAGTATTTGCGTCGTCTATAAATTCTGTATTAGGTATTAATGAACCTGTAACTGTTAAACCATTAGTATTGGTTTTATAAAATACATCTATTTTATCACGTATTCTTTCGGGTATATCGGCATAATCACTGCCAACACCGCCTCTTTTTTCTCTAAATAAGGCTCTGTTATAATCTTCAAAAGCTTTTTCTAACAAATCTAACTGTGCTAACCTAGCTATTTTGTTGAAGTTGTCGGGTGTTAAGTACCCACCACCATTTTTATTTATAATATATAAAACAGTAGTATAAACTTGGTCAACGCTTATCGCCATATTCTTTATGTATTATAGCTTTGGCCCTAATTAAAGGGCCGTTGCTATTAGTTAATTATTTTAATTTCTTTTCTATAGACTTGAAAACTTCTACGCCTTCGTCAGTCTTTAGAAATGCTGCAAATGCAGAATAAGGATTTTCATCAAACGGCACTGTCATTAATTTTTTGCCATTAGTTCCCCATTTAAATGTTCTTTGATCTTGTGAAAGTTTTATAATATTTAACTCTTGAGCTTTTATAGCTAAGTTTCTAAGTTGAACATTATCGTCGTTTACAAGTTCTAAAAATAAGAGCGGATTGTTTTTAGCAAATAAATATAAATCACGCTTTAATTCTGCGCTACTCATATTACTTACTGATGAACCCAATTCTACTCTAAGTATTGCTTCCGCTTGGTCTATGTCTATACTTATAGCTGTATTTAAAGCTTCCATTTCTGTTTCAATAGATATAAGATCTTGTTTTGCTTCTGCAACTTCATCTTTTTCTTCATATACATAACCTTTTTTTGGGTGATATAATGAAAGTAATTTTTGTAAAGGTTGATTTTCTTTTGGCACGTTAAGAACACCCTCTTCAAATATAATGTGGTCTAGTATTACATTGTTGTCTTGCTCATCTATAAAACAAGATTTTTGATTACTAGCATAACGTATCTCTCTGTTATAACCTTTTTCTTCATCAAACCATAACAATGGTTTTCTAGGTGTAGACTTTGAAGCCAACACGTAGCTCAATGGTTCATTAGAACCTTTTAGATAATAAAATCTATCTTTTATCTCCCATTTAGGAGCTGTTTTTGTTTTTGTTTCCATAATATAATATAATTAAATAGTTAAAATAAAAGCCTAAGGGGCCGGAGCCCCTTTTGCTTTCATTGATTAATTGACTTATGTGTCAAGTGTGATTGTACAGCTTAGTATATCTGGGTGTGCAAACACTGAGTTTACATCATCGCAAACAACTAAAGAACTGCTGTTGCTACCACTAAAAGATCCAATTTCAGAAATAGACTTTGCTAAAGATTTAAAAACTTTTAGCTCAGTGTCAGCGGTTACAGTTAATGTAACTATATCGCCTCCATCACTTTTACCTATTGAACTTTTAAATTTTACAATTAAGGCTCCGTCGCCTGCTACTGTTAAACCTAATAGTGACTCAACTGGATACATTGCAGCATCATCAGCTGCATCTATGAAAATTAAGAATTTACTCATTTTGTTTAGTTTTTAAGGGTTAATATTATGATTCTTTAAGTTGTACAAAGTTATTAGCTCCTTGAACTACTAAACATCTTTCAGATAAATAGTGAACTTCCATAATGTCATCTCCTGTATAAGTTGCAGAACCAATTGAACCAGTAACCCAAGTTTTTAATCTTCTGTCATCAGTTGCTGAAGTTCTATATCTTACGTGTAAGAAAGGACGTGTCATGTTTTTACCAAGATTTTGATCGTAGACAGTTGATGTACCGGCTGGTATTAAAGTACCAGATACGTCACCAAATCCACCTCTTGCGTCTGCTTGATTTAAGTATTTCCAATCAGACTTATAGAAGTCATAAGAACCTCTTCTGAAAGCACTAAAACCTAAGTTTAATGCCATATCAGCGTCATTATTAAAAGTACCAAATGAAGCACCACCTTGGAAGTTTGCATTAAGACCTGCTACCATGTCATCAAGAGTAAGAGCTAATGAACGATTAACGTATAACATATTTTCTTCAATAGCACCTTGCTTATCAAGATTTTTAAGTAACAAATCAAAATCACCTAGCGTAGCTAAATCTTCAAAAACATTACCTCTAGTTTCAATAGCTGCGAATAAACCTTCAGTACCAAATTCATCACCTGCATCAGCAATTGCGCTATCAGCAGTTGACGCTCCAGGTACACCTTTTACCGCTTCAACTAATGAAGTTTCAAGATAATCTTCAAATCTTAATTTTGTTTCACCCGCAGATTTTAAATACCAAGAGTAACCAGTTTGTCCGGCTTCATCAGTAGTTTCAACCCAGCCAATTTGTGCAGTGTCAGAACCAGAAATTTTAAAGTGATCTTTAATAATTATTGGTTTATTGTTAAACTGTGTAAATTGTGGTTTTAATTCTCCTGACATAGAGCTAGTACCTTTTGCAAATTCAGAACCATAAACAAATACATTGATTTGCTCATTGTCAGAAAAAGCAACAGCAGTACCATCACCTCCTGATAAATCAGTTTGTGTATAAGGTAAAACAGTAAAGTTAGTATTATTACCACCAGTAGCAGTACCACTAGTTTGACTTACAAAACATTTAAGAGTTTTTAAACCAGTAGCGGTATCAGTTATGATTACCGTATTACCAACTCTTAATGAATTAGTTAAGCCAGTACCAATAGAACACGTACCGGAAGTACCAACAAGCTGTATACTAGTTGTACCATCTGCAGCACCTGTACTTTTATACGCAATGTGCAGTCTATTTTGTTCAGACCAAACAACTTGGTCAGATGTCATAGGCATTTCTGCCCCTACCATTTGTAAAAAACCAGAAATAGTACGATTACCATATCTTTCTACTTCTTGTTCATATAACTCTGGCAGATATTGTTGTGCCCAACCGGCTGTAGCCGATGATGTAAAATCGATATAGTTATTATCGCTTACAGTAGGCGTTGGTGAAGGAGTAAGTGAATATGAACCACCTAATCCTAATGATGTATTAAAAGCCATTTTTTAATATTTTTAAGTTATTTTTTAATTTTAAATCTTAACCTAGAATTATCATCACCGCTTAAAACTCTAAACTTAATACCGTTCGCTTCAACAACAGGCGCTGTACGTGGAGACATATCTACATTTTTAGCTTGTATTGCAGTCTCTTTAATAGCATCAGCTTTACCTTGCTCATAAAAATGATTAACAATTTTATCAATATTTCTAGCTGAATATAAAGCTTTATGATAGCCTGGTGCATTGTTAATTAGTTGTTTATCGTCAACGAACTCGTTTACGAAATTAACAATATCGCTTTGGTATTTTTTTACACTATCAACATCTTTTATATTATAACGATACTTTTTGTTTCCAACAGTAAAATCAAAACCTTTGAAATTATCATTAAATACTTTATTGGTTTCGTTTAAAAAATGTTGTTGTTGTTGTTTTTGGTTTTCAACGACTTTGGTTTGTTCTTGGTTGTATGTATTGTAAAAGTCAATAGCTTCTTTTTGCTTAGGATCTAACTTAGAGGTTAACTTAACTTCTTTGTAATACTGATCTTTCAGTCCGCCAAGAAACTTTTTGGCTTTAGCAATTTCTTCTTTGCGAGCTAATTTTTTCTTTTTAATTACTCGCGGTTCATCAACTTCTTCATCAAATGAAAAATCATCTTCCATTAAAAAAGATATTTCTTCATAATTAAGATGCGGTTTAGTTGATTTATAATATTCTCTTAATAAAGTATTTTCATCTACATTAGAATAATCAGCATTTAATCTTACATAATCTTCTAATGAACCGCCTGTTTCTTTCATAAATTCAACTACTGATTGTATATTTTCAGGCAGTTGTTGCGTTTCTTTTTGCGGTAATACTTCTTGTTTTTCAGGTATAGATTCAACAGGCTTAGCATCAACAATTTCTTTTGTTTCATTTGTTGTTTCTAATTTATTTTCACTATCCTTTATTTCTTCTATTACGGGCGTTTCTTCTTTTTTACTTTCTCCGGTAATTTCTTCATTTTCTTTTTCGACGTTTTCAGTCTGTATTTTTTCGCTAGACGCGGATTCGTCGCGTACAGGAACCTCATCTGTGCTTTGCTCTTGAATGGCATTTTCTTGAAATGTTTTTAGTTTATTTAAATCTAACTTAATAGTTCCATCTTCTTTTTTTTCAACATAATCACGATTAACCTTTTGATTATCAGCAGGCTGTTTTTTTGTTGCTTCTTTTTGTTCTGTTGTTTCTTCTTGTTTAGTTTCTACAACTAATTCTTCTACAACTTTTTCTTCTTGTGTCATAATATAATAATATAAAAATTAATAAGTGTTAACGTGGATCAAACTGTTCAAGTCCAAAACCACCTAAATTATCAAACCCTGCCGATTCAAAATTTTTAGCCGGAGCGTCTGTTTTTCTTTGTTCTATAAGTTCACTTTGTTGACTCGCTTGTATTCTAGTTCTTTCATCTTTACGGTCTTCTTTAAACTTATCTTTTTCGTTTACTTGTTTTTTGTCAGCTTCTTTTAATCTCATGTTTAGATTAAACTCCAACTGCATCAATTCTTTTTTAATCGCCGCTTCACGCTCTAGCTTTTCTAAATCAAGTTGTGCTTGCGCTTGTGCTAATTGAGCTTTTGTTTCTGCAATAGCTTGTTGTTTTTGTGTTTCAGCTAACGCGGCAGCCTGTGCAGATTGTTGATTTGCTTGTCCTTGTGCTTGAATGTTTTCTTTTTGCTTTTCTCTATCAAGCGCTTCTTTTTTAGTTCTACGTATTTTTAATAATTGATTAGCAAGTTTTATATTTCTAACTTCTCTAATATCTATTGCGTCTTCTAAATTAATACTTTTTTGTTGCAACGCTACCTGTATATTATTTTCTAATCTAGTTTTTTCTTCTTCATCAGGTGCTAATTCTATAAATATACCAAAATCATGCAAATGCAAACTCGCCATTTCTTCTAAAGTTGCAACATTAAATTTACCTAAGCTTTTAATAAAAGACTCTCTGGTAGGTGAATATTCTATTACATCTGAAACGCGCATAGAAATACATTCAGCCATTGTAAGAGTTATATATAAGCTAGACTGTAATATATGTCTTGTAGCCGTATTTGAATTTGCGGCAGCAAGTTTTTGTAAACCAACTAAAGCATTTTTATCAGGGACACTTCCGTCTCTTGCTTCATTTAGTCCGGTTACATCACGTATCATTTGTAAATAATATTGATATGTATTTATAAGCGATGATAGTTTTGCTTGGCCATTACTAGAAGTTAATTCAGTTATTGGTAATCTATTACGATTCATATCACCATCTTGCGTCATTGATCTACCAATTACGCTACCTGTTTGAAAATACATATTAAGAGCTTCTTGCGGATTATAGTTTGTTCCGTTGCCTAAATCTATTTCTGCAAGTGAATCTGCATCAACATATACACCGTCTGGCACCATACGCGACATTACCTGTTGTAATTTTAAATGCGTAAGTTGTATCATATCAGCAAAACCAGTTATTCTTTCAACAAGTGAATTTATTTTTCCTCTATATTTTCTTGGTGCTACAATAGCATAGCTCATTTGTGCTTTTGTAGTATCTGATTTAGGGCGCATCATATTTTTCTTTAGCTCCCATTTTAAAAGTTTATTACTACCAACTATTTTAACGCCTTCATATATAACTTCAATAGCTCTACTAACTTTTTCAAACTCTTCGCTTTTAGGCGGATTAAATGTATCATCTTTTTCTATAGCTTTTTTACCGCCTGTTGCTGTTTTCTTTATTTTATATGTTTGATTCATGTGTGTTTTATATTCAAAATATAAAACTGTTACAGCATTTTCGTC